TCCCTCGCTTAAATTCTTGTAAATCATTGCGTCTTTTTTTGTAAAAATAAAAAGGTTAAAAAAAAATGCAAACCAATAAATTTATTGATTGACAAAATGCAAGGCTTTCGCCTCGCTATCCTCAAAGATACTTGTATAATTTTTATAACCTCCCTCAATGTCGCTTTCGCTTGGTCTTTGAAACGAAAGAAACGGCACGCAAATATAAGAGTTTCCTTTGGGATGGACTATTGTCCTAAAATATTCGTCAATTGGCACGTCCAAATCCAATTTGGCCATTTCTTTGGCGAATTTATGGGAGTAGTAAATTGCGTGAGTTGTCCAAGCGCCGTAAGTGCGAACCAATTGATTGCTTACGCGATCAAGTCTTGAATCTTTTATATTGGCGCCAAGCATTAACATATCCCAGCCAGTCGGCAAGTCTTTGATTGCATCTTCTAAATTAGTTGCCCAGCCTCTATAAGTCGCGTCGTCTTCAAATATTAAAACGTCTCCCTCGCATTCGTGAAAAATCTTTTTAAATGTTTGCCATAATCCAAGCCAACCCCAATCGTTTTTTATTGCGCTTACTCTTTCTAGATTAAAGTGAGGCGCCAATTCTTGCATTGAGGCGCGCCATTTGTCTTTGCGGTGATCTAAGTTAATAACGTAGGCAATCATTTACGCATAGGTAAGCCGTCGGCGTCTCGCATAATTCTAAACACAACCTTGCAGCGGCAATTACATATTTGGTCGGCGCCAGCACCTCTTGAGCCGTCGCCTGGTTGTCCCATTTCAACACCTCCGACAATAAAATTTTGATCAAATCCAATCCAATCCGATGCAATCATTGCCAAATGGTCGGGCCTTGTTCTTTGGTCTGTCGCTGGTATCCACTTCTTTTGGTACATAAAGTCCGAGGACCTCGACGATTCCATTGCAGCAACGTTGCTGGCAATTACCATTTCAGTCCTGGCAATAAGTTTGGCGCGGTTTCTAAATATTACCGAAACAGATTGCTCAATATTTCGGGCAATTTCTAGCGCTCCAAGTCCCTCGTTTAATCCAGCAAGCACAATGTTTCGGATTATCTTTTGGCTTGTCTCGTTAATGCTTATCAACGTTTGCGGCAAATTTCTAATTGCAAACAAACGCATAAAGTCACGCCAACCCATACGCAAGACCTCTTTTGTTGCTTTTGTTGGTGGTTGTATTGCGTTATACATTGCCTCAGCGTATGCCGTGCCAGCTACAACGTAAAGGCTTTCTAAGGTGTCAGCCAAAGGCGCTGGACTAATCAAGTCAAATTGGTTAATATTACCGTCGGCCTCTTTTATTGCATTTAAATACGGTTGCATTTGCTTTTTTAAAGCCGTGAATATTTGCTTTTCGTATCGCCTTTCGTAACGCCTTTGCAATGCGTCCAGTTGCTTTGCAAGTGCAAGGTCCTTTTTACTTGGCTGGGGCATAGTCTCCCATATTGTCTATGTTGTCAACCTCTGAAGCTTGGAACTCCGCCAAGGTCATTAAGCCTTGTGGGATAAATGGTTGCTCCATTAAAGTATTCTCATAAACTCCGTAATTCATAGCGGACCGCTTTTCGTTTGGAGTAAGCCACCAAGCCGAGGACAATTGATTTACAAGCTTATCCATGTCGTCTTGCATTTCAGGATAAGCCATGTAATCAAAATCCAAAAATAGATTTTTATTTCCGTACGATTCCAAAAGCCAGTTGTTTAGCACGTCTCTAATTTCAATATGCAACGGACGGACAACGTTGTTAATTAAGGCCCTGTAAGCCGTCTCGGTATTGTTAAACGTGCTTGCCTCGGTGTCGCCTAATAACTTAGCATCGACGCCGTAAACGCGGCATAACGACCTTAAAATTACTTTTTGCGTGTCAATAATTGACATATCAACCGCGTTCATTCCCATTTGTACCCAACTCAATTTGGCTGGGGTAATAATTACGTCGCCAGCATGATTTGAACCCTGGTAATTTGATTTATAATCTTCTTTTAGACCTTGCGCTTGCTCGCGTGTAATGTTAACCGTTCCGTCCCCTGTAAGGATGCCACGCGCTCCCATATTTTGCAGCATACTTAAAAGCGCTTGCTTGCCGTCGTTTGACGTGGTTAGATCACGAACCGCGGACCGCAAAGGTGAGGCGCCATAAAGATGGTTAGCCGTGCCAGCCGTATAACTTAAATTAATATTTTTAAGGTGTCCAACGTTTCTTGCATCGATTCGATCGTAACCATTATATGTCAATCTGTATTCCTTAATCGGTTGATTTAATCCGCCTGAAATAATCTCCATAAATTGCGCTGGCAAAGAATATAAACCAATAATTGGCGCGTTTGGTTGTTCGCCGCGTCTTGCACCATAAAGATAAGCGTTGCCAGTTATTAAACGGAACGCGGCCATTTCTTTTAAAAGGTTGTCCCAAGTTTGGAACTCATTTGGCTTTTTAAATAGTTTGTCTAGCTCGGGAACGCTGACCTCTTCAAGTGCTTTTGTCTTTAGCCTTTCGGATTGAAACTTTGCGCCTGAATTTGCAAAGCCGCCCGACATTGATTTGTAATATTTTAATGCCTTTTGGTCCTTTACTTCATAAACGACAATCGGCGCCGTGCTGACCTTGTTAATGATTAGGTTGATAATGGCGTAAAGGTCAGAGTTTAAATAAAGTCCTTTCTCGATAAAATTTTGAGTTGTCGGCGCGGTCCAAATAACGTTGTTGCCTAAGTAAGGGAAAACCGCGTTTAAATAGGTCGAGTCTTTTTGGTTTAATCCAAGTGCCTTTTTAATTCTATCTAAGTAATTCATTCCGTTTGCTTTTTTTGTAAAAATAGGGTAATAAAATAAAAAAATGATTCAATATTCTAAACGTGCCAAAATTTAGAAACCGATAGTTTGTCAAAGACATATCTTATGGCGTCAATCGTATGATTAAAATCGTCTCTTGGCGTGTCCGAGCGTTTGTCGCTCCAAATGTAGTTGTTTAGCTCTTTAATTATTGTCTTGCTTTCGCTTGTTACCACAATTTGGTAGTCTTGCATTTTCTTTATTCCGTATCTAACCGAGTCAGGCCCTTTGGTGCATGGGATAATATTAAATCCCATATTGTAAACCTCGTTTATTAGTCTTGGCTCTGCTGAATCGGCAACGATCATGTCGTTAGGCTGGCAATTTTTACCAATCTTTTTGGCAATATCGTTGGTCGTTAGTCCCGTTTCTGCAAAGCATTCGTGGCAATATATTAACGCTTTGTCCTCATCAACCGCAACTTTTATTAATGTTGTTGGGTCAACACTAAAGCCAAAGTCCATTCCAAAGCCAAAAGGCAAAGACGTGTCGAAATTATCTATTTTCCAGTTCTCAAATATGGCTCCCTCGGCTTTGTCCATCCAATATCCCAAGACAATATGGTTGTATTTTACTGGATTTCTTTGCTTTATTGCCTCAAAACGATTTAAAACAGTTTCATTTAGATTTTCCATATTGTCTAAATAGGTCGTATGAATGTAAGTGCAATCGTTTTTAATTCCTGTAAAGCCTGATTTAACCATATAATCCTCAAAAAAACGCTTATAAACCCAATGCTCTTTCGTTGCTGGATTCATTACTAACAAAACTCGGTTGGGTTTTTCAACTGCACGAACCGAAAGGTCGATTCTGTCAAAAATATCCTCATCAACTAGCTCCTCAGCCTCGTCCATTACCCAGGTAGTGACGCCAGCAATTGATTTAAGATTAGCCGTTGCAGTCCCTTGGCTGGTTTTTATGCCTTTAAACAATATTTTGGAGCCTGTTTGCTTATTTATAATTTCCGACTGGGTAATTTCAAAGTCTTCGGCCTTATTCATTAACTCAATCTTATCTATAAACTCAGGAATAATTGAAATAAACGCACTTGTTAAGGTCCAACGCGTAAAAAGAATTATGTGCCCCTCTTCGTAAGTTAGATTTAAAAGAAACATCGACAAAGTCCACGATTTACCGCTACCTCGACCCCCAGTTATTAGATAATAACGCGTTTTAGGGTCCTCTAAAAATAAAGGTTGGTATTTGTCAAGCAGTTTAATTGATTCCATTACTTAGACTTAAGCCACTCAATTGGCGGCGTTACCTTTTCGCCTAAAGTAGTGACATCGATTTGCTGGCGTGGCATACCAAAGCGGTAATTTAGCCAGGTCTTAATTGCTTGCGTGTCTCCATTCTCGCAGCGATCCAATAAGGCCGCCCATATTTTAGCTGGCACGGCAACCGCGTCCATCTGTTCAATTAGCTTTATTTCGTCAGCCTTTGGCGGTCTCCCCGCTCCTGGCCTTGCGCCTCCATTTTGTCCCATTTGAAATAAACTGTTTATTCAGTAAAGGTAAAAAAAAGTCTAAGCAAAATTAGACCCTATCAAAAGTCATAATTGTGTATCCAAACCACGACGCATTTGTTGCGGCCTTTCTAATCTTTTCGCTATCGTTAAAATTAAATTTAAAGCCACAATCCTCAATTTTTTCAATTATATAATTATTATTCTTGCAATTAATGTGTCCGTCTCCGTCTTGGCCCTCAATGGCCCAGCTAATAACCAAATGCTTTTTAACG